CCAGCGGAATAATTTAGGTTTTCTTGATCGTACCGAAAATAACCGCTTTCGTGTGATGCTTGGCCCAGCAAGTGCGCTGCCCGTTCTGGTGATAGTTTATAATGCTTGGCAACCCCACGGGCTGTATTAGGCCCAAACTGACCGTCTGCCGTACACCCACAACGCGCCTGAAGCGCTTTCATTGCATCTGACATTACTTGTTACCCCCGAAAAATTTAGTAGCTGATCGAACACCGAAACTGGCGGCCACGATTACACCCAAAGTATATTGATACCAGCTAGGCATACTTTCAAGCGCTGCGAACCCGTTTGTTACAGCCTGTTCTGCCCATGCGAATGGTAAAAAACAAAGAATAAGCGGCACAGAAAACAAAATTGTTAGCCATTCATCTTTCCAGCTATTCTGTGACCCTTGGGCCATTAGCTTTTCCCATTCGGCTTCAGAAGTAGCTGCGGATTTCATAATTGTGGCTTTGGCTTCTGCCTCTACCAGTTTCAGGTTAGCCGCTGCCGCTTGTGCATCAGCTTTGCCCTTCAGCCATCCACCAGCTAATTCAGTTAATGGGCCTATCAGCGCTTGTAGCATTTTTATTCCCCATAGCGTTAAATCCAAAATATGCGGCTACCACGCCACTAGCGCCAATGACGTAAACACTAGCAATGTCGGTAATTAGTTCTGCCGCCCGTTCTAAGCCTACCCACGTAGCCATAACGATAATTAGAGGGTACAAGAGCATTCCAGCGGTACAAGCTACTGTAAGCCGCCTTTCTGTGTCCCTCTTAGCGTCTTGATCTTCCATGCGTCTGCGTCGATCTTCTAACATGATTTCCCATTCTTCGGGGTCAATCTTGTTATTTCCGTTTAGATCGTAAGTTTCTTTGTTCATGGGCGTACCTTTCCCCGATCTTTCTGGTGCGTGTAATTATAAGTAATTTTCCATCTTCATCATAGAAAAAATACTTACTGCCCCTTTTTACCATAACCATTTAATGCCGAACCTGTCAAAAGTGCGCCAAATGCCAGATGAAACATGCCGCCCCCTTGTAACGTGAACGGCTGGTGATGCTGCCAAACCTGTTTAAACTTTTCTATGTTAAGATAGGCCAAATCATCAATAAGTGGCCTATTTATTCCTATCCAGCTAGGAACAACCACGAAATCAAAGAAGCAAATAAAAGCGTAGACGTAGGCAAGAATAGCTTTCCATTCATCACGCATTCAATCAATTCCGATCAACGGCAAAGCATGTGACCGCTTGGCTGGCGTTCTTTACCATGACTTCGGCCTTTACCTTGGCGCGATTACAGTGCGCTTCAGTACCGAATGCGCCTAGCTGGTAATATTCAAACTTGCCATCGAAGAAACTAAGCCAAACCAATATAAACATCACCAATCACCGCGCCCACGACCGATGGCCCAGATAATAAAACCTAGCACCCCGCCACCAACCGCAAACAAAGTTAAACCAATAACCCAATTCACTAGGTTATCGATAAATTCTTGTTTTTTGTATGCTTCTTCTTTTCTACGTCTGCGCTGTTCTGCTTCTATGCGTAGTATTTCATCCCAAGCGCTAGGCCCGTACACGAAAGAAATATGATCCTTAATTTCGTTTCGCATTTCGTCCATTTTGCGCCGTTGGTTCCAAATCAACAAGGCTTCTTCTTCATCAGAACCTTTAAAGGTCTTTTCCCACCAAGGCGGGTTTTTCTGGCGTTCTTCTAGTCTATTGAAGTCGGAAAAGGCTTGGCCCCACGTTGCAATCGTGTTGCCCATTTCTTGGATGTCTTTACCCGTGGAAATAGCTGCTTTAAGCGTTTTATACGCCCCTGTCGCTAATGCTACGCAGCTAACGGGATCCATCGCTACCGCTTTTCGATAAACTCGCGTATATGCTTCAGGTTTTCATCGATACGACCCAACATAATTGCGTGGTCATTTACTCGACTTTCTAGTGCCTGAATGTCGGTATCATTCCGCATGATGTTTTTGGTGTTTGTGTCGATAGTATTTTGCGCATCAGCTATTAGCCAACCCAAAATAAAGGTTTGGGCCACTATCCCAACTAGAAAGCTAATCGGAATTGTCTTGGACAAGTGCCAATTTTCGTTTGCCATATTCTGCGCCTCAAGTGATGTCATCGACTATTTGCACCCTAATATAACCGTTATTTGGAAAAGTCTCAATCGTGCCATCTGTATTTGTAATTTCAAACTCTGCCTCATAAGCGCCAACGGTAGCGGTATCGGCGGCTTGCCATGCGTATGAAACTTGTCCAGCATCAACATCATAAATGGTTGCGGCTGCGTCTACTACGGCTGTTGTACCGCCTAATTCACGCATGTGAAAACGCACTGTCGAACCAGATAATTCTATTAGTGTACCAGCACCATCTTTTAGTGTGGCAAGTATTGCTGGTGATGTATCATTCTGTTTTATGTAAAATGTAGCCATATTAACTTGCCTTGTTGTGTGTCACAATTTCCACGATATTAGCAGATATGTCATCAATTTGCACATATCTTAGGAAAGCCGCACCAAATGGAATTGTCGGGACTACTGGCGCACCTGTCACAATGTCATCAGGGACTAAATTACGTGTCGTATCCATTACAACCGCTGGAACAATAGGCGCACCAGTTTCACAGTCATCAGCGCCAAGAATATGTTTTTCGTCTAAATCTGGCGAACCTAAATCTGGCGCACCAGCTTCTAAGGCTGGCGGTTCAAATGTCTGATCTTGGTTGATTGTTGTATCACCAACGCTAGGAATACCCGCATTGATATTGTCAGCAACCAACACAGAAATAATTGTTGCGTCAACGCTTTCGACTACAGGATTACCCGTTGCAATACTTACAGCCGTAAAGGTTTCTTCTTCTGACATAGAAACCGCTGGTACACTTGGCGCACCCGTCACGATATTTTCCGCAACAAAGGTTTCTTCTTCTGCCATGTTTGCATTTGATACGCTTGGCGTTCCTGTCGCAATAGAATTGGGCGAGAAAATATGTATCTGCGCTATTGTGGTACTTGGAACGCTTGGCGAACCTGTCACAATGCTATCTGCCGCTAGAATATCAACTTGTTCGATAACTGGTGAACCGACAGATGGTGAACCTGTTACGATGCTATCAGCGGTAAATGTTTCATCTTCTGACATTGCCACAGATGGAACACTTGGCGCACCAGTAACAATGTTGTCTGCCGTTAGCGTTTCATCTTCTGACATGGAAACAGAAGGTACAGATGGTGAACCAGTAGCTATGGCAGTAGCAGTCAACGCATGTGTTTGGCCTATTGTTGTAGATGCTACACTTGGCGCACCAGTAGCGATTGCCGTAGCTGTTAGGCTATGTTCTTGATCTATTTCTGGACTTGCTAGGCTTGGCGAACCAGTAACAAACCCTGTTCCAGTTAACGCATGTTCTTGATTGATCTGTGGGCTGCCTAATACGGGTTCCCCAGCGGCAAAATCAGCAGTTGTGAAGGTTTCACGTTCTGCCATGTTACAGTTGTTAACAACAGGATTGCCCGTTGCAATAGCTGTAGCCGTTAGAGCGTGTTCCTGATTAATTGCTGGCGAACCTACCGCTGGTGCGCCCGTTGCTATATTGGATGCACCAAGTTCATAAACAACGCCATCATCACCAAGTGATGCGGCAGATAATGGTGCAAATCCTAGCATGGTTTACCTCTTACGGTTTAGTGGGCCAATCGGCATCTTCTAGGTAGGGCCAGTTGTCGTGCGCAGTAATGTCACGCAAAGCCTGACGATACGCCGTTTGCTCAGCCGTCATGGTTAGATCAGATGATGCCCACCAATCAGTTTCAGCGATAAGGCGGTCACGTTCTTTGCGATTATATTCAGCTTGTCGATTGTCTAGCGTAAGTTGATAAGCAGCCTCTTGTTCAGCCTTAGTGCCTAACTCTGGATCATCGCTGAACATGTCACGGGCTACATACTTTTCGACCCAGTTGCCATTTGCGTCTTGCTCTACCCCGTCACGAACTGATGTTTGGTATGCTGTTGTCGTAGCCGCTGGACTGCGAAAAACAGGATCAACATTCAGTGCATCAAATGTAAACTCATTCCACACTTTCGGCAAAGACATGTTTGGGTTTTCTGCTTTTAACTGGGACTTTGTTTTTAGATCGCCAGTTGTTCGATCACGATATTCAGCCATTTTGATCTTCCTTTCCTGACTTTCCGTTATGCGGCTATTGCGTAGAAGATATATGTTGTCCCACTTGCATTTATCTGACTGTTACTGCCATCTACTGTAAATCCAGAATTAAGCGGGTCTACATCAACACCTGTCTTAGTTTCTTGCGGGTCAGCACCATTCATTTGAAGGTAATTATCTTGACCAGAGGTTATTCCTCTATCCGTGTCAAATACATGCCAATTACCACTGCCTGTTGATTTGATCATTACCCATTTAGCACCAGCACTAAATCCGCAATCAATGTTTTGATTTGATCCGTTGCCTGTGTAGCTTCCGACCTTGCTGATCCCGCTTAAACTAGCAAACAGAAAAGCAATGCCTTTATGAGAAGTTGTAAAACCACCCGCACCGTTACTAAGTAGCCTTATTTGCGTAGAGGTAAAATCTCTATGATAACCCTGTTGTGCTGATCCACTGTTGCTACTTAAAATTAAAGTATGTCGATCATTCTCGCTACTACTATCCCAACCAGTCAAATCTTTATGCGCCACCCACCAATTACCTGAGCCACTGCCACTGTCGCTAATGTTTTTGTGCCAAACCATTTCTGGAACCACACCCAAATTATGCTTAATAGTTTGATCACCTGTCCCATCAACTTTCCATGTTTGAACATCGAAAAATTCAGGCGCACACCTCCACATTGCTGAAACTTGGTTGCTGTCCCGAGTTCCATCGTACCAATCTTCTTGGTAATCAAATGCGGCATTGTTTAAGGTGCTGAATGCATTTCTGCCGTTAAATATAATATATTGTTTTTGGATTTTTCTCGCACTTACAATCCAATTTGCAAAGTTTGACTTGTCCTTATAATATGCAAAATCTACTGGAAATCCAGAATCAAAGGCTGGATCATTAGAATTATTACCAGTGTCTACCGCAAACACTTCGCTTGCACTTGTAGGCGCAGACATTGGCCCCTTGCGTATAGCTATGTAGACGTAAACATTGCTGTTAAAATTAGCAAAATCTGACGCATCGTCAAATTCAAAACCATCAGCAACTGGGTAAACAATAATATTACCTGTGTCAGCCTCTTTCGTATTTGTATTTGGTTCTAATGCCTCTGCATTATCTGTCGTTGTCATTCCCCGCATAACATCCCAAATAGCCCAGTTAGACGTTGAATTCTTCTTTTTTATTAATACCCACTGCGGTTCAAAACCCAACGTAACCTTTTTTGGTAAAGTAGAATGATTACCAGTGTATTGACCGCACTTGATAATGTCTTGATCACCATCAGGGCCAAACTCACCATCACCATCGTTGTGTGCAAAGAAGTAACCAACCCAGTTTGTTGTTTCTGTACTACCCGAAACTAATCTGTCGTCTACGGTACTCATGGGGTAGCCGAAAGATATCGTGTGTGCTGAATTATCTACTGCCTCAATACTATTGGTGTCGTTTGTTTCACCACTGGTTTGGTTTAATTTAAGATATTTAGATGTACCAAGTGATCTGTGCCAAACAATCCAGTTGCTGCCTTGACCCGTGCTGCCAGTTTGGTAAAAGAATGCAGCCCCTAGTTCACTTTCTAAATCGTGTGAAATTACATTTGGGTCATTGTTGTAGGTTGTCGTGAATGTCTGAACATCGAAAAATTTTGGATGCTTTCGGAAAGTCCATGAACAATAATCCTCTACGGTACTGTTTATGTTAGTCTCTGTTGTGTTAAAACCAAAACCATTCGTATTGAACGAAAAATTCCAATAACTAATTGATGTGTCGTCGCCACCACCTTGGCTTGACGATCTGGCAGCATTAGCCCCTCGTTCTGTGTCCAGTAGTTGATGATGCCCTGTGTCTGTTCTTTTCTTTATCCAAACCAAACCGCCTTCTGTGCTTAAGTCAATTCCATTGTTAATGGTTTTTGAACTACTGCTTCCCTTGTAAAGGTGTGTGCTAAAAACTTCACTCACATCTAGCCCAGCACCCCCAGCCGCACCCGCTGCACCACTAGCTAATTTCTTCCAATTTGCCATTGCTACCTCTTATGCCGCTGCGTCTATCGCAAGCATTCCATACCACGTAGTCCCGCCGTCCCTTGTCCAGAACACCAGTAGATCAGTTTCCCCAGAAGCGGGTGCATCAGGCGCAGTCCCGCCAGCCCAATCCACTGAGCTAGGCCATGTGACTGTGCCACCGTTGCCTGTTAGCTGTAGGACGAAGCCTGTACTCCATCCGCTGTCGGGACTTGTAAATGTAAATGTCGTGTTTCCTGACATGGTAAGGCTAAAAGCACCACCACTTGTTACATTACAAGTCGGACTTGTCCCAGATAGAGCGTCATAATCTTCACGCAAGCTAGTGTCTGTGGCATATACACCATCATAGCTTATACGGAGCCTTTCTGCTATGTTGCCTTCACCAGAGGTGTCAACATTATTGGTTGCAGAAAGAAGTAAATCCGCTGGAGCCAATGTACTAGCGGTACGATCTACAGAAATCATAGCCATGATGCCAGCTTCGGTTTCGTTCCACCAAGCTATTCTTGCATTCTGAACACCAGTAGTAGACGCAGGTGCAATAAACTTTAGATCGTCATCTTCTAATATCTTTGTATGATCGCCAACATGAAAGTCATTATCAACAGTCAAAACACCTGTCGTGGTATCGTTTGCATCACTACGCAAGAACTGCGAACTATCTAGGCTATCAAGAAGCTGAGAATTTGCGGCTGTTCCTGATGTGCCTAATTTACCATCCAGCGCAGTCTGCAATCCATCAACATTACTGATAACGTGATTGTGGCTATCGTCTGCAATTACGATAGCGTTATAAGTACCACTTACATCACCGCCGAATGTCGTGCTAGTTGTTAGCGCACTTGATGCCGCTTGCTTCGCGTCTAATGCAGTCTGCAATCCATCTACGTTTGAGATAACGTGGTTATGGCTATCGTCTGCAACGGTAACAGTTAGCGTGGCATTGCCAAGATTGGTAAACGTAGCTGAACCAGATGCATCGCCAGATAGCGTAAGCGTAGGATCGGCTGTTGCTGTTGTAGTGATCGACACGTTACCCAAGTTGGTCATTGTGCCAGAACCCGTAACCGCGCCCGTCAGCGTAATTGTCGGATCAGATGTTGCCGTCGTTGCTATAGAAACATCACCAAGATCAGTTAGCGTTCCTGACCCCGTTACTGCCCCTGTAAGCGTGACTGTTGGGCTTAAATCTTGCGCTGCCAGCGTTAAGAAAACAGATGCGTCACCTGATAGACTTATTGCCGACCCCGAATTGCTACTTTCTGTAACAGTCCGTGAAAGCGTGGTACCAGATGCAGTATAAGTACCCGTTCCAATTTCCCAGCTAGTACCATCTTCGATAGTATAACGTACCGTGTCACCATCAGATATGCCAGCGGCGGCAAAGGTTTGATACCCATCTGCCGCCGAACCTAATGTAATAGTACCAGTGCCAGTTGTCGCCGTTGTCATCTTGGCGCGGTTTGCAAGTACAGCCATAACAGCCCCCTTTCAATTACAATTAAGCTGGATCAGGGATACCGATTGTAAATGAAGCAAGGGTAAATGTATTGCCTGATGTTACCGATTGTGAAGCTGACAGCGTACCAGTAGCAAGCAAGCGGCTGTTGGATGTGTCCACAATCGCATAGTGTGTTGCTGTTCCTGTTCCACTTACTGAACCATCATTAATAGCCGCTACGGTAACTTCACGACCACCACCAGATCGATCAGCGGGTGCGCCAATAGATAGTGATGTTGAATTACCAAGGGTATATGTTGATGTTGCTTCAGCATATGATGTTGCTTCCTGCGAAGTAACGTCAATGCGGTTTCCTTCTGTGTCCAATACAGTTAGACCGTTATCAAACACTCGATCATTTAATGTTGCCATATTACGAACTCCGTAGTTTTAAGCATATGCAAGCGCATCTTAACGCATTTTAGCTTGGTTTGCTAGGCCAAGTTGGGTTTCTTGGATCAGATGTATTTGCTGGCAAATTACGCAAGGCGGTTCTGTAAGTTTGCCATTCAATTTTTTTTGCATCCGTTAAAGGTGCATCAGCCGATTGCGTCCAATCGCAAAGTGTTAATTCAATGTTTCGCGTGTTTCTTAATTCAACCCACGCTTCGCATAAAGGAATAAGCTTTTCAACGTCTGTTTTTGCAACCGCAATACCATCGACAATTTTATATTCTTCTGAAGTATAAGCACCTTCGATGTAACTTTCACCATCCTTTAAGTTTACAGCTAAGTCACTTGCGCTACCAATAAACAAAGACAGTATTTCACCGTTTGCATTATATATCGTGTAAGTGTTCATCTCTTTAACTCTACAAATGTTATTGAGGGTGTAATAAATCTGACCGCAGTTGCACTTGATAATGAGGTAACATCAGCTTTTAGGTAATATGTTTGTGAACCTGAAAGCGTATCAGAATACAAAACAGATTGAGTATATGAAGCCTGACCCTGTGTTCCAGAATTGTTAAAACCCGCAATAAGACTTGTTCCACGGTATAGGTAGTAATTGAATTTACCGTACCCCGAACTTCCAGCACCTACAGTTGCAACAAATGAAGAAGCGTTAATTTGCGCTGGCGCACCACTGCGTGAAACAGTAATGGAAGCAAGCGTGGTTTCACCTGAAGATGTATTTAAATCTGTAAAACCTGACCCTATCGTAGCTTGTGGAAACGTGATTTGATTAGAGCCAACTTTTGCTGTTGTAATCGCAGCATTTGCAATCTTTGCGTTTGATACGACTAAATCATTTATCTGTGCGGCGCTGGTGATAATACCTGATGCAGCAAGCAAACCACCTGTAATGGTATTTGCCGCTATTTCATTTGCGGTAATCGTACTGCCTTGTATTTTAGCCGCTGATACTGCGTTTGCCGCTAGTTTAGGTGTAGATATTGCACCATCCGCGATTTCGGTTGCGGTAATTTCACCCGCACCAATCGATGCATCAGAAACGACAGTTTGCCAATTTGAACCATCCCAATAATAAAGTTTATTGTCTGTTGTTAGAAATACTTGTTGATTTGCAAAGTCACCTGAAGCGGGCAAAGATGAAACAGGTTCTATTACATCTAGTCCAGCATCAATAAAAATCTGGCGTACACCATTTTCAAAATCTGCATCATCCAAGTATGTTGATGTTCCAGATACACCAGATGTAAATGCGGATGCATTGCCCGAATAATCGACCGATTTAAGGAAATAGTATCGTGTTTGATTTAATCCAAGATTAGTGCGCGTGAAACTATCACCCGCTGAAATTCCAACTTTGGTAGCGCCCGTGCTAGTATTGGTTGTATTTTCATAAATTTCAACAAAGTTTAAATCTGCATCTATTGGATTAGTCCAGTTAATCGTTATGTATTTGAAACCACCCGTGGCGCTAATCGCTGTAGGCAACGCTGGTGCTGTTGTGTCACCACCTCCAGTAAATGTAACCGTGGAATATGCGCCCCTGATACCACTAGCCGTTACCGCACGAACTCTTAACGTGTATTGTACGCCATCAATTAATGGGCTTAGTTCTATGCTGTTGTCGGGTGAAGTTGTAGAAGCATAGTTGCTATCGGCTGTAGGCTTCCAATCAACTTCAAAGTAACTAACAAAACGGTTTGTCGGTTGATCCCACGATAGAATTACACTGTTAATAAACGTGCCATCACCTTGCGTAGAACCGCCGCCAGACGCAGTTAAATTATTAATCGCAAGGTTAGCTGCACCTGTCGTTAAAGTGGTA